GGAGTTAGCATCGGTATAACCACCGATCATAACTCTACCATCTTGATCTAGACTAACAGTAGTGGCGTAATCGCGTCTGGTGGAACCAGATATACCAGCAATATCACGCTGCCATTGAATAATACCATCGGGGTTATTAGCGTTATCGAAACCTGAAGTATACTTGGCAACAACAATATCAGGGTTGTGTGTCAAGTTTATTGTGTTAGTAACTGTCTCACCAACAACATAGATGTTATGAGGATTACTATTCTCAATATGAAGTGACTTCCACTTCAGTGATTTTGCACCAGAAGGTACTGTAGGTACAAGAGTTCTCGTCCAAAGAACCCTACCATCACTGTTAAACTTAGAAAGAACACCACAAGTATCTCCACCAGTAAGATTTCTCTCACCAACTACGTAGATAGTACGATCATCCGCAACTTGAACATCATTTATAGAAACAATACCAGTAGCTTCCTTCAAGAATGATAAGAAGTAAGTTGCTTTCTTATATCTCTGTGGATGTGATACACGAATCTTAGGTGGATTCACTGTACCATATGCAGAACCAGAGTTGATTATATTTGCTTCCTTAACAGCACCAGCTTCAGTTCTCACCAATTCCAGTTTAAAATCTTGTCCAACAGTTGAAATTAGTTCATATGTTGGAGGAAGTTCTGAAGAATAACCAATACCATCCTGAGTGATAGTTAATTGCTCAACACCAGATATAACTTTAACTCTAAGTGTTTTGTTAGTGTCATCAAGGACAGGTGTGCTATCAACAATGATTTCATCACCAGCACGCAATTCGTGCTCTTCTGGAGTTGTTATACGTCCATATGGCTCATCATTGAGCATATAAGATGAATATCCAGCAATAGCAAGACCTGCAACAGAATTGACCTTAGCAGATGCACCAAAACCTTCTGTACCTTCATTATCAAAGTATAGTTTGTCACCAACCTTATAAGAGATACCTGGGTTCTCAACGACGAATCCATCAACTTGAGCATCCTCAAACTTGGTAGTAGTCTCAATATCGATATCAACCTCAGAACGAGTAGATACTCTAGGGTAGTAATCAAATAATTGTAATACGGGTTCTTCTGAGATATTAATTGGTGTAGTATCTTCAAGATTGTTTATTACACCATCTCTGTTAGTATCTTCAATTTCAAAGATAAGTTCTTCACCAAGTTCAGTTACAAGGATATCTGTCTCAGCATTAGGCTGACGATCGATATCAATGTCAACATCCTCGTAAGGATCACGATAACGGACAACATCATCAGGGATATTAGTCTGTACAGCATCCTGACTGTAGTTCCACTCATCTGCCTTAGAATATAACTGAGGACCAGCAATATATGGGAATACTGGGTTACCTGCGTCAGATGCGTCAATAGAGATGAAATATGCGTATACACCTTCAGGGAACTGAGGTGTCTTACAGAAACGACCATTATACTGGTCTAAATCACCATACTGGAAGGTATACTCAAAGTCTTCAATGAATGAACCAGCAGGATATGAATTAAGTACAGGACCATCTAGACGGACTGGATTTGGGTTAGTCGCAGCATCATAAAGTAGAATTGGCTTTATTCTGTAAGAAGATCTTATACGACGTACACCAGAAGACTGGTCAGTAGCATCTATGTAACCGTAAGGACCATAAATGGGGTTACCATCAAATGCCCATCCAAGAATAGGTGAGTGTGCCCATCCTGTAGATAATTCTTGTAATTCTTGTGTTGATTGGTTTTTGAATACATTATCTCCAAGAACATACCTTAATTGCTTAGGATCTGATACGTGAGCGTATTCACCACCATATTGAGTGTTATATCCCGCAAATACGTAACCACGTGCTGTATCGAAAGATAGACCTAACTCATCCTGTAGGTTTCTTGTCCACTCGAATACATTAGCGGTAAATGTTGCCATTTCACCGACTGCTTCTAATCTAACGGATGTTAACCCAGTTGTATAACCTATACCTCTGTTAACAACAGAAACACCAATAACTTTACCTCTATCCTCTCCAACAGTACCAATAGATGCTTTTGCAACAGCACCATAACCATCACCATTGATTACAATCTCAGGAGCAGTGGTATATCCCTTACCAGCAGCAATAATAGCGATTGAAACGATACGACCGTTAATGATAATTGGTTGTGCAACAGCACCTTCACCAGAGTTTAATTTGATTGTAGGTGATGTAGTGTAGGAAGAACCTGCACTAGTTACACTTACAGACTTAATTGGACCTCTAACAGCCGCAGTTGCGGTTGCACCAGTACCACGTCCACCAGATATCGAAACATCGGGTTGTGAAGTGTATCCTTGACCTGGGTTTTCAACCAAAATCTTACTTACTACACCGTTAGTAATAACAGCGGTAGCAGTAGCACCGAATCCATTACCGCCCACGATACTAACAAGAGGACTGCTAAAGTAACCAGAACCCCCTGCGGTGACATCAATTTCACTTAATTGTCCATCTACAACAACACTTGCTGATGCACCAGTTCCACCACCACCTGTAATTTCAATGAGAGGAGGGAATGCAGCATCATATCCTTTACCAACATTAGTGATGTTTAAACCAGTTACACCACCAAACTTAATTTTACTCTCTGATCTATAAGACCAAGCAGATACACCATTAACCCACGCACCAATAGGTCCAAACGTAGTGTCTTCACGTTTGGATATGGTGTTGATTACTCTAGGAATACGAATTAATTTACGCTGGTTACCTGGAAGCAGTGCAGATCCTACAAAAGGACCAACTTCATAGTTTGGTATACCAGATGATGCAATGTATGAATACGTATTATTGAAGAAAGTATTCTGTACGTTTGTAGTAAAATCTCTAATTGCAATGCTAATTCCTTCTTCTGGGGACTTACCTTTGTTCAGATCAACTGATAGAAGGATATTTCCAGCAGGTGCAGCGTCAGCAGGTGCAGGAATACTATACTCAAAGATGAAATCGCTGATACGAGATGTTACTAAGAACGTACCATTGAACACAGTTGGGTTTGCACCATAGATTGTAACGGTATCTCCAACCAAAAGCCCGTGCTTATTATCACAAGTTACGGTTGCTGTCTGATTATTAAGACCACCAGGTACAACACCACTGATCTGAATCAGTTTCTTAACGTTATACAGCCAAGATGTGACACGCTGATCTATAGATGTAGAACCAAGAGATGCAACATTTAGTTTGTCACCAGGTAAGTAGTATGATCCTGTGTCGGTCAGTACAGTGGATTTTGCGTCTGCAATACCCAAAACACGCATTTTGATCTCATTACTAAGACCCTGATTGACATATACGTAAATTTCTGAGTAAATTGCAGTACCAGAATCCCAATCTTCTACAACACCATTCTTAGAACGTGTACATTCAATGAACTGGTTAAGAGTTTTCTCTTTGTATTGAACCTTCTCATTGTCATTAATGAGGATTGTTCCGTTTCTTTCAGGCCAACCAATAGTAGAGTCAACCGTAATAATCGAATCTGTAGTGCTAAGTTGCTCTACCAGAGTAGTTTTGTAAGGTATAGTGAACTTACCTTGTAGTGTTTCTTCAGATATTGCAAGTTCATACACAATACCTACACCAGTATTGATCGCAATAACGTTCTCAATAAGTGCAGATGCCGCTTGTACATTGATATCTACTGCATCTACGTACTGAATTAACTGTGCATCTAGAAGATCAGCTGGATCTCCACTCAAAAGTTCTGCACGAAGGACTGTATCTACGTTCCAAGATGCAGCAGAAGGCTTGATAACCTCATCTTTTGGATAGGATACATCAACATTCTCCGAGAACAGCATCTTAAACAGGTACTGTGTAGAGATCTTTGTACCTTTAGATGCGTAGAAATCACTAATAGTCTTGATAATTTGCGGAGCATTTACCTTTTCATAGTCAATTTCCGCATTAGGAAGGTACTGGTTTACGTATCTTCTGTATAATTCCTTAGCAAAGAGTGTATCTAAGTTAGAAATAATAGATCCAACTGCGTGGGAAGATTGAACTGTATCTGATTCTTTCTCAAATACTTGGTTGCCTTTTTGGTCAAAACTGGATACACCAGAAACACCACGCTTACAATTTACGAATGCAGATGGTTCATATCCAGAACCTGCATTATGAATGGTAAATCCAGTGATCTCACCAAATCCAACGTCACAAGACGCTTCTGGAGCAGGAGGAGCAGCAATAAAGACTTTAGGTGGTTCTGTATCAGAATATCCACTTCCAAAACTGGTTATGTTGATATCAGTGATTTCACCGTTGAAAATAGTTGCAACAGCCTTAGCACCTGTTCCACCTATAGGTTGGTCAGCAACATCCTTCCTATTATCAACAATATACACAGATGGAGCATCAGTATAACCTGCACCACCAGTTAATAGTTCAATATTTGTTACTCTACCACCAGTACAACTAACATCAAGTATTTGAGCACCTACAGGGTCAATAATCTTTGCCCTAGGTACTGTTTCATATCCTTGTCCACCTGAAACAACGTTTATACCATTAACACGTCCATCTACATCAAGAGTAGCAACAACGTTTGCTTTTATAGCATTATCACCAGTTGGAAGATCCAAATACACTAATGGAGGTGTTGTATACCCTGATCCTCTATCAATTACTGTAATTGATCCAGATGCTATTTCATCCCCATCAAGAGTAGGATTACTGATGGTTGCACCACCAGGATTAACAAATGAGATGGATGGGATCTTATCGTATCCACTTCCAGAACTGTCTACAATGAGTTGTGAGACCCCTTCGATGGAATCATCAACAATTGCACGGATTTGAGCAGTTTTGCCTTCAGGGTCAGCAGGAGGGTCAACTACAACTATTGGAGGGTTAGCAGATGTATAACCTTGTCCAGAAAAGAGTAATCTATCCTGTTTAATACCATTTACCAATGCCTCAGCAGTAGCATTTTGACCTGGACCTTTAGTAGACGCAATACTGATCTTTGGAGCAAAACTTAAGCGATATCCAGTACCACCATTCTTAACAATAACCTTATCAATCTTTCCTTGTTCAATATCTGCAATAGCACTAGCACCACTACCAAATTCAGGTGCAATCATCTCGATTGATCTGACTTGTATGACTGAATTCTCTGCAACATCATTCTTGAAGATCAACTTATCTTGGAAAATAGTAAAATCTTCATATGGACGCTTCTCAACTCTATCGACTACAACGATACTCGATACAGTGGATAGAGGAGTATAAGCAACTCCATTGTTAGTCAGTTTAAATTCTTTGGCATCAACTGCAACTGTAATAGGGTCTATATTACGGACAGGGATGCTTGTATAACCAATAAGGTAACGAACATTGTTAATAGCACCTGTAAGACCGCCTGTAGGGGCAACAGGAGGGTTCTGAAGCCTTATTTTATCTCCCTCGATGAAATAATCAACATCTGGATATAAAAATTCGTTATTAACAACAACTAACAGATGATTTGCAGATTGAGGTGATACTGGCTTACCTAAAAGTCGTAGATTGAATAAAGTCTGACTACCATCGAACTGAGTAGCGATTGGTTCAAATTCTTGGATTTTACGATCAAATTCAGCCTTATTAACACCTGGAGTGAATACTATATCTGGTGAATGAGTAACCTTCTCATAATATATTACTTCATTATCAACTTTTATTGTTCCGTCTTGTTCTAAGAAATAATTAACGTTCTCAGCGATGATTTTGTTCTGAGTAGGATCAACTTTCTCCAGCACAGCAGAAGCTGAAGATAAAAAGTTAGGATCAAACTCACCAGAACCTACATCGGTATAATTCAAGATATTATTCAGGATGTCATAGGGACGACCTGCTTTCTCTTGAGATTTGTAGTATTCGGTAAGAAGATTTACAAATTGTTCGTTATCTTCTCGAATGAATGCAGGAATCTGATCCTGCACCCTATTTGATACGGTAATAGCCTTCATCTGCTGTTATTTTGCTATTTTTAGATGCTTAGAAGCAAGAGTTAAACTCTGGCAACTCAAACACGGTGGTTGGGTAATCAATGATATTTATTGAGCTTCCATCGAAGTTAATAGCGTTAAAGTCGAACGGATCGAAGGTTGGAACGTTAGTTCCATCAATTGTGTAGTCGATGGTTTGTACAGTTGGGTTAAAGATCGTAGGATCTAGACCTGTACCTATGTTGACATTACCAGATGCAGGGATGATTGTAACTGGGATGCGTGAGGTACCATCAGGGGTACTGGCAACATCTACTGGTCCAACACAGACCTGTCCACTCTTATAATCAACGGTTCCTACGTTCTTTTTAAGAACAACTTCGGTTTCATCAACCTTAGTTATCATTATCAGTGTTCCGTAACCGTCATCACGAATATTTACTGGAAGTAACGCAGTAGTATCATCAGTGAGTAGACTTGCTGATGAAATCTGATTAGCATTAACTCCACCTTGAATATTCAGAAGACCTTCTGTATATCCAGTTGCATAAAATGTTCCAGTTTTTACTGAAGAGTATTTTGGTACGCAAGTTCCTTCGGTAGCCGCACTAGATCCTTTATTTCCACCTGAAAGATCATTAGGGTTAGCGATTTCATTGTTAAAATCAATACACTTAGTAAATGTCTGACCAAAATTGAAGTTTTCAATGTTCATACCCAAAGACATATGGGTAATATTGCCACTGATCGCAGGATCAGAGGAATCGATCATCGATTGATAAGCACTGAGGTCAATGCGACCATTGAATCTAGTAGATTCCGCCTGAGTATTGTATTGATCGACAGCTGATAAAACTTTAGACGCAACTTCGTTATTTGATAGTGTAGTTTTATTACCGTCGAAGAATGCCCAAGTTTTTGGTCTAATGTATAGGGTAATGGGATCGACGATGACAGGTTCAATCGCCGCAATCGAATATTTAAGAAGATCAGTCTTGATTCTCTTTTTGGTTGTTGTGTTAAGTAGGGCACCTGATTTCGTACGAATGGATATGTAGACTTTGCCGTAAACTGGTGGTGCTAAACGCTCCCCACCATAAGCAGTAACTGATTTTGCCTGTGGATATACCTTTTTAGTGATAAATTCATAATCAGACTCAGTTACTGCTCTGTTCTGACTGTTAAATGCTCTAGGAGCGTTAAATTTGATACTTAAGGTAGATTCTACATCTTCACCATCCTGAGCACCATCTACGGTCGCTAAGGAGATCTGAGAGGATGCTATGTAACGTTGTTCCGAATCAATTATACGTCCAATGAAACTAAAGGACTTACATCCATTAGCAGCAGTACCTTCAGTACGTACATACTTTAATTTAATAATTTCACCAGCAATTAACTGACGACAAATAACACCATCACCAAATACCACATTATAACGTTGATCATCAGTCTCCTCAAGGAAATAACCACGAGTAGTACCATCAACATCAACAATATTCTTAACTAAGTTGTATGTGTCAATCTCTTCAGACTGTGCATTAGGTGAAATTGAGACTGTTAGAAGGTCTGTATCTATCTGATCAGCAGGAATTTCATAAGATCTCTTCTTAACATCATCTACAGTGTACTGATACTCTAAAGTGTTACCTTGATTGATAACCACCTTATTGAAAGTAGCAATTCCAGTAGATTGATCCACTGCTGCATTAAGTGTAGTTGGTAAAGTGAATGTATATCCTGATCCACTTACCGCAGAAACGAAAACATCACCAGCAAGCATACTTACTGTGCTAGGATATGCTGTACCAGAACCAATAGTTTCTGTTTGCACCGCAAATTGAATACAAGCTTTTGGTGCTTTAACCGATCTTGGTGTATAATTTAACTGCTTCGCAATTTTAACTACGTTATCTCTAATAGTTGCAGATTCAAGAAACGCCTCATTCATCGCCATATTAGCGTTGAAAGAAGCATAGTATGTGTTATATGATAAAACATCAAGCAAATAAGACGCAGCAGATCCGTCAAAATCGTAATCTGTGAACTCATCTCTTGTTCGAAGATAAGATCTAATAGATTCACGTATCTCAGAAAAATCTAATGATGTTAAATTGGATGGTATTGCTGCCATTATGCTCTCTCCAGCAAGAAGTCTACGGTTTGTGTAAGTGTTTCACCGATAATAGTGTAATCGAGTTCAACTTCTAGATTGTTGGTATCATCTGCCTTCAATCTAACTTCATTTACCACCACACGTGGTTCAAATCTTTGACACACGTTCATAATTTCCTCTTTGAGTTCTTCTGCCATAAAGATGTCAAAAGGTTCAAAAAGCATCTGACGTAACCTAGACCCCTTAGTAGGTTGAAAAGGTCTCTCACCAAACCCAGTAAGAACTAGGTTTCTGATTGATTGTTTAATGGCATTCTCATTCTTAACCATAGAAAAATCCTCAGTATTGGGGTTTGATTTCATCCCTATACTGAGGTCACGGAAAGCTCGTGATAGATTTCTATCTGCTTTAAAGCGATAAGCCATTAGGTTTCAGACTCTTCCTTTTTACGGATTCGTTCTAGGTATTTATCCGAACGGGGATCCGTTATTAGATACATACCAGATTCGTGGAAGCTGTCTCCTATATCGACAGGTCTCCTGACAGGACCTTTGGTCCATTCTGGGGGTGCTTCTTCCATTTTTATAATCCACTAGGTATTATTTAGCCTCCTTGTCCCCGTGAGGGTTTTTTGGCGTGATTCCTGGAAGTTGCTGCATACTTTGTATGCTTTCCACTTCCCTGGCGTGTCTTCTTTGGAGTTGCTTCCACATAATCAGAGGCACCCCAAGAACCTTGTTTAGTCTTTACAGCCATAACAGCGGTATTCGAACGTCTCTATGATGCTAACACATTTGGACTACCAAAAGCAACCACTGATGAACAAGGCCAACTTTTACCTGGTTTCCCTATGCCTAATGGATCCATAATGCGTCCAATAGGTATCTTAAATGCCAAAACTTGCTTAGTAGTTGATTCTAAGACACGAGTATGACCTAATCCCTTCATATCTTCCGTAGTTAGAACACTACAGTTGAAAGGAGTGGGAATAATACACATCGCTTTACCACAAGGACACGAAAAATTCACAATATTGGTTGTAATCGATCTATGAGGTGTAAATACATCCCCAAAGATCATAACAGGTAATCCATTAACAAGAACTGTTGCTCTCATAGGGTTAAGAGCAGTTAAAGGTGTAAGTGGATTTGGTGGCCACATACAAGTCTTTTCCTTAACAACAACAGGAAGTTCAATAGGTGGTGTACTACAAGCCTGGTTACTATGAATAGTCGCAGGAATAGGTACACCGTGTCCAGAACACGGCAATCCGTTATGATGTGCTACTGGTCTTAAAAGTCCTAATGCCATTATTGATCCTGATTAGTTAAATCACATTCATCGAAATATGGGTTACCCCATCGTTTAATCGATTGATCTAATAAGTGTGTTGCCCCAGGCAAGTAGTTTGCCCAATGCATTTTTCCGTTAAACGGTCCCAACTCTATGTATGGGTTGTCTTCTGATGTTTTACCTGTGTCAAATGCCACTGTAGAGTGCACAACCTGACTAAGAGCAGAACAACTACCATATTGATTGGGTGTACTACTCTGAACCCACGTAGCAGGAGGTGTGAAAGGTTGTCCAGTACAGATATCATCTGATGCTAAACCATTACCATTCTCATCATAACCACTGTATACGTTCAACACACCGTCAGCAATGAAGTTATGCCAGCAAGGATTAGGGAATTTATTATTAGAACAAGATGCTAATTGTATTGTATTGTAATTATGTGTAGTTGACTGACCAGTTTGAGTGTCAGTAACACTTACTGATCCACTTCCATACGCTGAATAATTGTTTGGACCTACCCAAGTAGCAAGTTTCTCCAATTCTGACCCATAAAAATCGAACGTAGTTTCATCACCAGCAGTAGGAACGAACGTATAGCTACCACCACCTGACGAGAAACAACGTCCTTTAACGCTACTACCACGTACACAAGTGTGAGATTTGTTGTTTGGACCAGCTGGGCGAGGCTTTGTGTAAGAAGGCTTGGGTAAAGACTCCAACCAATCAAGGAATTGTTGGTTAATAGTTTCACCTTTAAGGGAAACATCCCCCTCAACTCGCATAGAAACACGAACTTGAGCAAATTCTTCCTTACTTCCACAGTATTTGTATGGCAAATACCCGTATGTCGTCTCTTCCCCGTACTGATTATACGCAACAGTAGGACAAGGTATGTCAAAAAAGCGTCTAACCTGATAAAGATTAGCCTGAAATGTCTCTAAACACTCTCCACCAAACATTCCAGGCATTCCAGATGCCATTTTACCCTCAACATACTGTGCATCTGATGCAGATTGAGATACAGCACCCGAAATCATCGCATCATTTTGTCCCCACGTGGGTTCTGCGTTTAAAATTTCACTCTGATAATCATCAGGATCCAAATATGTGCTTAAATTTGTCCATTTTGTACCTACAGATGGATCTAAACACTTAACAGGTACCTGATCACAGAATCTTGTCTTCTCGCTATCGTTAAAATCTTTAGTTTTTAAGTATCCATCAACGTATTCTGACTGAATTGGTGTATTAAAACTCTTAAATGACTCTTTAGCATACCCTAAACCTTCACCCCAAGCATTTCTAGCATCTTCAGATGGTATCTTTTCATCCTCATCTTCAGAATTAAGTGATCTTTCTAATCCTCCAGAGATAT